ATATGCGGGCATGGACGCGGAAGAGCGCGAGCGGGCTGCCGAGCAGGCGGAAAAATATAGGTCTATCGGGTACATCAAAGTCAGATCCGGCAAAAGAAACAGGAAGCGTGTGCGCAAATACTTCCTCGACGGGTCAGGCATCCTGAAGGACTGCGGCTACATCGCCGGAACTGAGATACCGATTGTAGTTGTGCTGGGCATCCGCCAGATCATTGACGGCATCGAGCGATTCCAGGGATCTGTGCGCCTCGCTAAGGATTCACAGCGTCTGTACAACATGCAGATCAGCACGCTCGGTGACATCACCGCATTCACGCCGCGCGAGAAGCCTATTTTCACGCCAGAGCAGATTGCGGGTCATGAGTTGACGTGGGCTAACGACCTAGTTGCGAATAACCCTTATCTGCTTATCAACCCGATCACTGGCGCTGACGGGTCATCTACGGTTTCAGGCCCAGTTGGCTATATCAAGCAGCCGGACGTGCCGCCAGCATTGGCTGGGCTGATTCAGATCACGGCAGCCGACATGATGGACGTGACGGGTGGAGATCTGGCCGCCGGAGAAGTGGTCGCTAATACGTCGGATGCATTGGTGAGCCGTGTCCAGGCGCATCAAGACATGCAGGTATATATCTTCATTGACGGCATGAAACGCGCGATGCTGCGATGTGGTGAAATCTACCTGTCGATGGCTTGCGACATATACACCGAAGAAAATCGGAAGTTCACCGCGATCAACGAAGATGACAAAAACAATAGCCAAGAATCAGTAGTGATCAATGTGCCTTCGCTAGACGGTGAAGGAAGACCGATCATCACCAAGTCGTTTAACCGCGGAATGGATGTGTTCGTTGATGTTGGCCCTGCATTCAACAGCCGGAAGGATGCGACCGTGAACGCGCTGGCTAAGATAATCCCAGGCGTGACAGATCAGCAGCTCCAGCAATTGATGCTGATGACAATGGTCAAGAACCTCGACGGGGAGGGTATGGATGACCTTGCCCAGTTTGCTCGCAAGCAACTCGTGAAGGCCGGCGTAGTCAAGCCGACGCAGGAGGAAGAGGACGAACTGGCGAAAGAGCAGGAAGCAGCAGCCAACGCACCGCCCGACGCCGCAACGGTTGCATTGCTGGCGCAAGCGCGCGAATCGGATGCGAATTCCACGAAGTCTCAGGCCGCGGCCGTTCAGTCGCTATCTGCTGCCGAACTCAACCAGGCCAAGGCGGCGCAAGCTGTATCGCAGACCAACGCCTCGCAGCTTGCGACGATCATCAACATGTTGCAAGGCATGCAGGGCAACATACAGGGCACTGCCGAACAGATCAGCGCAAGCCAGCCGCAGCATCCGTCCGACGCCAAGGTAGACGCAGCATTGGCGAGCGGGAACGCCGCACCGTCGCCAGGCATCAATCCTTTGCACGGCGCCCAGGTCGTCCCCGACCCGACAGCGCAGGATCTGACGGCCGGTAACGTGGCTGCGCCGCCGCAAGCGCCTATCCATGCGTCTAACCGGCCGGCAGTGGGCAGATGAGCGACGTATCGCTTCCTGACTGGGCTGAATGCCTGCTGACACAGGGGCCGCGGTACACCATTCTGCACGGTGGCCGCGGTTCGGCAAAATCGATGTCAGTTGGCACCGCACTTCCTATCCGAGCTGCTGCCGAGCCGTTACGCGTATTGTGCTGTCGAGAGATTCAGCAGTCCATTCAGGAATCCGTGAAGTCAATGCTTGAGTCGCGGATGCGTGCGATGGACCTTGCTGGATCGTTCTACGACATTCAGAAGTCAGAGATCAATGGCGCGAACGGCAGCAAGTTTATCTTTCGTGGCCTGAGCGACATCACGGCTGACTCCATCAAGTCGCTAGACGACATTGATATCGTGTGGGTAGAAGAGGCGCAGGTGCTGTCTCAGAGATCGCTTGATCTGCTGCTTCCGACAATCCGTAAGGAAACGTCAGAGATCTGGATGACGCTTAATCCCGAACTCGACACTGATCCGGTCTATACGACCTTTATTGAGAAGCCGCCCGCTAACGCGCGCGTGATTCAGGTCAACTGGAATCGGAACCCGTTCTGGAACAGCGCGCTCGAAGCGGAACGTCTGCGCTCACAGGCAGACGACCCAGAGCGCTATGACCACATATGGGAAGGCGTGCCGCTCTCGGCGGCATCCGGCGCGATCTATCGGGTTGAAATGCACGCGCTGTCGGTAAACAACCGTATTAGGCCGATTGCGGAAGATCCGGCTCTGACGACCCATGCGGTGTTTGACCTTGGTGTAGCCGATCTCACGTCTATCACCATTGCGCAGGCAGACATTAGCGGATTGCGCGTGCTGGCGTTCCACGAGGATCACGGCCTGGCACTCAAGGACTACAGCGACTGGCTACGACAGAATGGATGGGGACATTGCACGATCTGGCTGCCGCACGACGGCCGCGCGCGCTCTCTGCATACCGGCATGTCGTCGGAATCGCTTATGAAGTCGTATGGGTGGAACGTGCAGATTGTGCCTTCACTGCCTGTCGAGACAGGCATCCAGAACGCGCGAGCGGCACTGAAAAACGCGTTTGTCTCTGACGATAATGGCTGTGGTGTGCTGTTAGAGCATCTGCGTCGCTACACACGCAATAAGGCAGGGCACCCGCAGCACGACGAACATTCACACGCTGCTGACAGCTTCCGCTACACGGCGATCGCAATGGGGCATTTCAAGGCCGCAGCGGAGCGCGTGGCGAAGCAAGCCGACCTCGCCGCGCGCGTGAAGGTTATTCCGACCGTGAACCATTGGGGCAGTGTAAATCGATGACCATGCTGATGCGGTCAACAGACGATTCGTTGCGCACCTCGTGCTCCAGTTCATTGCGGAACCAGAACAGGCGGCCGGTCAGCATCTGCAAAGCCTCATCCTTGCTGCCGTCGCTTTCCTCACCGCAGTAAATCACGGCGCCAGGCTGCCCCTGAATCACCAGGTGAAAGCGACGCCAATACCTGACGTGTTCCGGCGTATCAGCATGGCGGAAGATCCGGCCGCCCGGGCGAATCCGGTTGATCATCACACGGCCAATGCGAGTCGCCCGCGTGAAGCGCGCCAGATCAAACACGAAGTCGTGCGCCTGCGTAATCTGGTCCCATGCCGGGCGGCAGATGGATTCATGCTGGTCATAGCCCGGCAGCATATTCTGCTTGTATAGCTCGATCTGCTCGTCGGTCAGTCCAGTAGCAATCTCCGGGAAGCGGAGCATGATCGTATCGGTATCGCCGAACGGGCCCTGCGGATATTTGCGCAGGAAGTCGTCAGCCTGCCATCGTGCGGGGTCAATCGACACGGCCAGCGCGAGAGCGGACACGTCCATGCCGTCCTTGATGATGTGGAAATTTCGCATGTCAGAAAGGTATTTGAAAAACTACGATAGCCGTCATGAGCGCCGCGACCGCAGTACCCCATCCGAGGACTGTCTTGATGACGCCAAGGCCGTTGCGTCGCACATCGCTAGCGATCTTGCGCGTTTCACCGATAGCCTCGGCGCCAACCTCGATCAGTGACACATGAGTCAGAAAGAGGATGCGCCCTAGCGCCAAGCTGAAGCACAACCCCATCGTGAATGCTGGCGGCATCAGAAAGGCGCTCGCGATGCAAAGCCACACAGAGAAAATCAGCCACATTCTTTCTTGCTCCGGTCGTCCTCTTCAATCTGCTTTTGTAGCATCGAGCGGATGATCTCAGCCACTGAATAATCGCGTTCCTTTGCGATTTCTTCCAGTCGCTTTAGCATCGGCTCCGGCAGGTGTGTTTGAAAGCGTTTCATCGTGTGCATGATAGACGTATTTCGCACTACCAGGTGAGGGTTTAGCCGTATACTTCTGATGTCGCAAATTTCCACCAAAAGGTGAGTCCATGGAACAGCTAGACGAGACGCAAACGCCGCTTGAAGAGGTAAACCCACCTGCCGCCACCTCGGCTCCTGTGCTGTTTGACGAAGCGGACGACCTTGAATCCGGCGTTGAAGGCGAGGGCAGCCAGCCGGATAACGAAACTGCAGAAGTAATCCCGCAAGGCGAAGCGCCCGAGCAGAACGAAAGCCGCACTTTCCGCAAGCTGCGCGAAATCAGCAATGCTGCGCTGAAAGACAAGCGCCGTCTTGAGCGCGAACTGGAAGAGATTCGCGCCAAGCTGCCCAAGCCAGAGCCGACCCTTGGCCCGAAGCCGACGCTTGATCAGTTCGACTACGACGAAGCGAAGTACGAAGAAGCGTTCGCCGGTTGGATGGCGCGGAAAGCGGCCGCGGATGATGAGGACCGCAAGAAGCTGGATGCGCAGCGTCGCGAACAGGAAGAAGTCGAGAACTTCAAGAAGTCGTACAAGGCGCGCGCCGATTCTTTGGGCGTCGATGACTTTCAGGAAGCAGAATCAGAAGTCGGCACCATGCTGAACCAGACGCAAAGCGGCCTCCTGATGCGTGGTGCCGATGATCCGGCCGCGCTCGTCTATGCACTGTCCAAGTCGCCCACGAAACTGATCGAACTTTCGCGCATCACCGACCCGGTTAAATTCACCGTCGCCGTTGCCAAACTGGAGATGAACTTGACGTCACGCAAACCCAACCGGCCGGCGCCAGAGCCGCGCATTTCCTCCGAACGCAGCGCGACGGGTCATAGCGCATCGTCGTCGCAACTGGAAAAGCTTCGTGACGAAGCAGCGCGCACCGGCGACTACAGCAAGGTCGTCGCCTACAAGAAGCAAAACGGCCTTAAGTAGGCGACTATTGCTTAGCACTACTTGATTAACATAATCGATAGTAGTAGCATTATCGCAATTGCTGGTCGGGGCGCATAAGAGCCAATTCCTTACGCGCTCCGGCAGCTAGCTTCACGTATCTCATCACATCGGCGCTATGGCGTCAGTCCTGGTGGATGCGAAATCTGTGGCCTTTAGGCCATTCATTTTTCGTCTCTTATTTAGGATTGCAAATCATGGCTACGCCTCCGGCAGCACCTTTTATCCCGACGACCAACGCTTTTTCGAAGGAAGAGCGCGTGGCGTTCGAACGCCTTCTGGAAGGCTTTCA